GGTACAGTGGAACACCTGGGTCAGTTTTCAGTCAGCACAATGGGCGAAACTGGGTCAGTTTTCGGTCAGCGGCAACATTCTTCGAAGCTCTCCAGATATTCGATGTTTCGCTGGATGGCCTTGCGTGCTGCCGGAGCCCCGTTCGGGAGCGACACCACGGGCCACTTGTTGTTTTGCACCTGGGAAACAGACATAGCGTCCAGCTCGCCTTCGGTGACAACAATCTTCTTGCCCCCACTCGCCCAAAGGTTCTGGCCGAAGAGGGTCAACTTTGCACCATCGCCCAGGATGGCGAAGCCTTTATCCTGATCGCGCAGTTTTTGGGCGACCATCACACCACTGTTGTCGAAGTACGGGGCAACCTGAACTAGCCTGCCACGCACCTCACTTACGAAGTATCCGAACTTGCGGCAAGTCTCCAGGGTAAGTTTGCGCTTCATCAGCGGCTTGAATTCGCCGGAGATTAAACCTTCCATTCGTTTTGTTCGCCCTCCAGTAGTTGGGGTTTCGCCATCGCCGTGAACGTAGTGCTCACAGGCGAAGCAATATTGGTGGTTGTCGGTGTAGATAGAGTTGGCATCACTTGAACCACAGTTTTCACAGGGCAGGTGGCGCACGAACTCACTCTCTGTTTCATGCTTTCGATTTTTCATGGGCAATAAAGAGGGCCAGCCCGAAGGCCAGCCCTTTATCAGAGTTGAGTGATAGACGTGGCGGCTGCCATATCCAACTGAGGGCCCACGACTCTTATAAGTTGGCCGCTACCCACGGTTTAACGTCGAAGCTCGGGCAAGCCTTGGCTACTTTCGGGAAGTCCCGGTGGCCTTGGATTGTCGCGCTGGGGGATTTCTCTTTCAGCTCGCCCAGCAGGTGCTTGAGACTTGCAAACTGCTCAGGCGTGAAGTTGTTTTCGGGGACGTTGATGTCCGCCTCGGTGACTCCACCGGCCATGCAAATGCCTACGGAGTTGATGTTGTGGCCCTCTACGTGAGCGCCGATTTGATCCAGCTCGCGGCCCTCCTCCACCACGCCATTGCGGCGGATGACAAAGTGATAGCCGATGCACCGCCAACCTTTGGCGCGATGCCAGCGGTTGATGTCAGCAGCCCCGATGTCTTGGGATGGTCGCGTGGCGCTACAGTGAACTACCAGGTAGTCCGTCTCAGCGCGGGGTTTCATTCCAGCGTTGTAGGTCATTATTATTTTTCTTTGCTGAGGCCCTTGATGATCGACAGGGAGGCTTTATTGACCGGCTCATTAAGCCAGGCATGAGGAACCAACTTGTCGGCATACTGGAAGCCGTTCTTGCCGCACCAATCCGCGTAGGTGGTGGTACTGCGTTTATTTATTTTTGTTTTTGAGTTGGAGAAGACAAAGCGCACGTCAAGTTCAGGGTGCTGCGCTTTGACCAGGAGTTGCTTTTGGCGGTCCTCGGTCAAAAAGCGGCCCTTAGTTTCGACAATGATGCCGTTCGCCAGTGCGAAGTCCGGGGTGTACTTGTGAACTTTCGCAGGCCGGGTATAGGGAACTACCAGACTTTCGAAAGTGAAGCCCATGCCGACAGCCGTTAGTTGGTCTGCGGCACGTTCTTCAAGCCCGGAGCGGAACCCATATTTGAGTCCCACTTTTTCGGCATCCAGAGGCGTCTTAGAAGTCTTCTTCGTAAGTGTTGCTTTCGCCACCTTCTTCCTCTTCTTCGAACTCGTCTTTTTCTTCTTGTTCTTGTTCGGCTACGGATTCAGCGTCGAAACCGCCTTCCTCTTCACCGAAGCCGTATTCGCCAGCGGACTTGTTGCCGCCACTGCGCAGCTCGATGACCTGGACTGCGTTCAGGCGCAGCTTGATACCGGCCAGGGCGGTGCCTGGGATGAAGTAAGGGGCCACTTCAAAGCTCACCTTGCCTTCGGTGCCGCCCCAGATGTCCGGAACTTTCAGCATTGGCTTGCCCTTGGCATCGAACAGGGCTGGTTTGCGGGTCCAGACGGAGCCGTCTTTCTTCGACTTGCCCGAGGCGGCCATTTTGATGTTGAAGAACAGGCGGCCAGTCGGCTCCTCGGTCTCCTTGTCGTACTCCTCGGTGAAGAGTGGCTGCACGGTCACGTCTTTCAGCTTCTTGCGGGCTTCGATCTTGAGCTTCTTGAACTCTTCACGGCCATTCTCGATGGCGGCTTCGTGCAGCGGTTCCAGCTTCGCCAGGAGAGGCGCGGCCTCTTCTTGGGTCAGGATCAGGGTGACTTTGTACTCACCGTCCGGCTTCGGGTACTCATCGGTGCCGAAGTCAGGTTTGGTCAGTGCCGGGTAGCGGAAAATGCCACGCGGCGAGGTCATGGTTACGTTCTTTGGGCGTTTCTGATAGGACATTTTGGGGACTCGTTTTGTGTGTGCGTGTTAGCGGCTGTGGCGCGCTTCCAGGGACGGAAGGTCAAAGCCTTGTTCAATCAACTCAGCGGCGAGGGCCATAGAGATGGAGCGACCCATGCCCCAAAGCGCGATAGCGCGGCCCAGGGCGGAGTCGTAGTTCTCGGGTTCGTTGCGTTGGTTGTCTGCGGTGCCGAAGCGATTCATTGCGGTTCTCTCAATACGGCCACGGGGTTGTGGCCTGGGTTGTCCGTTGGGGTTGCCTACGGGGCCCAGGCGCACGTTTCCCGTCCCTCTGCACCGGCACGGTGGAGGCTCTATGGCAAAGGTCAGGGGGAGTTGCGGGTGGTCCGTAGAGGTGTTGCGAAGGTGTTGCTGGTTCATCCGAGGCGTTGCGGCACTGGCACGGTGGAGGCTCTATGGCTGCTGCTGCGGATAAATGGGGAATTGGGGGTGGTCTCAGGATCGGCTCATAAATGAGCGGATGGCGCACTGGCACGGTGGAGGCTCGGGCGGAGACTGGGGTGTTGCGGCTTGGTTATCCGAATGTGGTCCCTCGGGCCCAACTCAGAAATGAGCGGGGGGTCGCACTGGCACGGTGGAGGCTCTGGCGGAGGGATGCGGCTCGGTTATCCGAATGTGGCCCCACGGGAATCACCGGGGGCCATTCAGAATCGCTCACTCATGGAAACGTTGCCCTTATGGTTTATTTCCATTAATGAGAACGATCAGGCAAAACAAAAGCGCGACTCTGCTACTGCTGCCAGGCTCAGGCTGCCACGTTTCGGGAGTTCTGCGAGCTTGGCCCGCGCCTTGTCGCTGAGTTGCGCGGCCAGCTCATCCCGGAAGCGCTCCAGTACGGCGGTCTCTTCGTACATTTCAATGAACGCCTTGCGGACAGTCATGAAGAAAAGCTCAGTCTCCCCTGCGGTGGTGCCGAAGCTGTCATGGATCATCGCGAAGCTCTTCAAGCCGGACTCCACGCCACGCACAACGGTGAGCATGAGGTGGGCCGCATCGCAGCTATGGACGAAGTTGGGGCTGATCCCCTGCGACTGCTTGCGCTTGTCCAAGGCGTCTTGCTCTTCGTTCATCAGGAGGCGCACACGGGCCCCGTTGATGGCCGTTTTGACGCGGCGAGCTACCACGGAGTTGTACGCCTGCATCACCGGGAAGCCCACCGCAGTGGTCCAGCACACCGGCAGCTCTTCTTTTGCGGCCAGGGTTGCAGCGTCCTGGAGCCACTTCATGGCCTCACCAGCTTTCACCAGAACCTGGTTCACGGCTTCCCAAATGGCCTTCGCCATCCAGCCAGCGGCCCGGAAGCCATCCCCGGTGAACGGGAAGTGGCGGGCGTCTACGTTGCCTTCGGCATCGGTGGCTTTCTTGCGTGCCGGGTCCAGGATGTCCTCCATTACCTGATCCTTGAAGCCGTACTCCTTGGAGCCGTAGGCCAGGGTCATCACGGAGCGCTTCGTCACCTTGCGGTTGATGCCAAAGCGGGTCCATTGCTGGGCCAGGTTCTTCGTGCCCTCCTGGACGTATGCCTTGCCATCAGCGTCATGTTTCAGGACGTCTTCGGTGCCGTGCTTGGCATCGTGGATGGCCCGCTCGATGACCTTTTTGGCTACCAGGCCGTACACGTCTGCGGGGAGGTCGCTGGGGACCAGGTTCACGGCTGCGCCACCGACCTCATCCCGGAGCATCGCGGAGAAGTGCTGGATGCCGGAGCATGAGCCGTCCATAGCAATCGGGAGCTTCGACACAAAGCGGTCGCCGTGCTCGCAGTAGCCCTTCCACTCCAGGCAGAACGCCAGGAACTGCCATGGTTTGTCGATGGCCTGCGCGCCTACGTGGTCGGCCCAGCCGCGTGCCTGGAACGGGTCAGCAGCAATCGCCAGGATTTCCGCTTGGTGATCGTGGACCCACTTCACGCGGTCCTCCAGGCTGGCCTTGTCGTACCCGGCCACGTTTGCCCCGTGGATTGCCAGCCACTTGGCCCCATGCTCGCCCAGCGGCTTGCCGTAGGCGAATCGGAGCAAGCCCTTCGTGTGGTCCGCGCCTTGGGGGTTCAGGTGCGGCACCGCGTAGATGCGGCCACGGAAGTCCAGTTGGTACGGGAAGTAAATCTTGCGGAACGGGGAGTAGCGGTTCGCGATGTCCAGGGACATCGAGACGTTGATGCGGGCGCCCTGAATCTCCAGGTTGTCCGAATGGGCCTTGAACGCGGCTTTACGCCAGGCAGCGCGGGCCACCTCGTTGATGTCGATGTCGCACGGTTTGACTGGCTGGGGGATGCCTTCACGGGGTGGGAGGCCGCACCAGGTGGCGCCCTGCTCCCACAGCGTGGTCATGATGTTCAGGATTGGCGTGTTGATCTGCCACGCGGTGGCCTGGATGGCGTTGAGCGCGGTGTAGACCATCGGCATATCGACGTTGCCCAGCTCTTCCAGGTACGCCCGGTTGCGGGTCTTTACCATGCGCAGCGGCTTGAGGCTGGACGACAGGTAGCCCCCATCGGTCGGTGAGGTCCAGTTGCGTGGCGGGACAACCATCGGCTCATACACGGGGCGCAGCATGGCCGTGACGTTGTTCTTGCGGGCGATCCACTCCAGGGTGGACTCCAGCGGCTTCACGTACTTCAGCGCCTTCTCCGTGCCTTCGCCGTTGGTGGCAATGTGGATCAGCCCCACGGAGTTCATCAGCAGCTCCAGGAGCTTGGTCCCTACGTGGATGCGGTCGTTGTTGCTCCAGTTGCTCCAGGTGTCCAGCGCAGAGGCCACACGGGTGGCGTAGATGTGCTTGTGGCGCTGGCTGGACCGTTTGTTAGCCCGCTCTACCAGTTGGTCGTACTTCTTGCGCTCCTTGTCGCGGATGCCGGACAGGCGCATTTCGTCTTCCACGGACTGGGCGATGGAGACGGACACATGCTGGAGCGTGCGGGGCTGCGAGATGCCAGCCAGGGTGTGCTTGAGGGTCAGGTAGGCCAGGACATCCGCATCGTAGCCACGGAGGAGCTTGTATGCGCTACCCCAGCGGGACGACACACCGGCCTCAGACTCATCCATCCACGCCTTGATGGCCTCAGCGAGCGCCTTCATGCGGCCGGACACGATGATGGAGCCGTACTCGGTGCCATCCTCAGCGCCCATCCTTCGGGCGGCCTCTACGTTGCGCTGGAAACGGCTCACACCGCGCTGGGTCATCTCCTCTTCCAGACGGACTTGGGTGGCGATGAGGTCTTCACCATCCAAGCGGCCAACTAAAGGAGTCATAGAGGTAGTCATAAAGGGAATCTCTTAGTAATCATCATTAAGTAATCATTTCTAAGGATGTCTTTAAGGATGTCTCTAAGGGTCATCTCAGAGGGCATCGCTAAGGAATCCAATTGTGGGTCCGCGACTCTGGATGTGGTCTCCCACAGCGCCCCGGCGCGGCCCGGATGGCCCTCCCTAAGCGGGAATGTCTCGTCAATGAGTCATTCCCATCTGAGAGAACCATAAGGCGTAGCTACCCCCTCCAGGCAGAAACTGGCAGCCATAATGTGGTCCCATGACTTCACGCGGGCAGCACTCTCCCGCACTGGATTTTCCCCGGTCAAAAGGGGCCAGTGTCAGCCGGTAAAGTCCGACGAACGGTCAGTTAGGGATTCAGTGGATGAGGGGCTCCGAAGAGGTCAAAAAGGGCCTTTGTGTCCCAAAAGTGTCCCTTTTGCTCTCTTTGCTGAGAAAGCGATTATAGGTGAAAAGGTATCATTCGTGCAAGTGACTGGCGAAAAAAATCCCCGAACCCTTGAGCCGTGTGGCTTTCAGGAATTCGGGGAGATTTTTTCTAATTCGTGGTGCGGACGAAGAGACTCGAACTCTTACAGCTTGCGCCGCTGGAACCTAAATCCAGTGTGTCTACCAATTTCACCACGTCCGCGTAACGCTTAAAACAAAGGCGCCAGATGCTATCGAGGCGCCTTCGAAAATATGGGGTGGACGATGGGAATCGAACCCACGACAACTGGAATCACAATCCAGCGCTCTACCAACTGAGCTACGCCCACCATAGTGCGGTGTTACGGTACAACCTTACAAAAACATGGTGCGGACGAAGAGACTCGAACTCTTACAGCTTGCGCCGCTGGAACCTAAATCTGGTGCCAGAGCTTGGTCAATTCGCGAAACCCTTTAGATACAAGGGCTTGGCGCGCATCTTACACAGGTGGGACACACTATGCAACGCTAAATTCGTGTCCCAAGTGTCCCCATGTGTCCCGGTGTGTCCCGCCCCGTTTTGGGTGGGCCCACGGTCGCCGCTCAGGGCCTACTCTGCCCGAGCCACGAATCAGAAAATGTGTCCCAACTAGGCCGTTGTAGCCTCACCATAGTTGAAGAACGTGTCGCGCTCTACCGACTCAAAAGCGGTCGGCTGTGCCGGTGCTGCCTCTAGCGCATTGCGCGCCTGCATCAGATTTTCCGGTGCCAGATGCGCGTACCGGAGAGTCGTGTTGATGTTCTTGTGGCCCATCCAATGCTGGACAGAAGCCAATGGGACGCCACGCTGTACCAGGCGCGAAGCGCAGGTGTGGCGAAGCATGTGAACGATGAACTGCGGGTCTTCTTCCATGCCCATGTACGCGCGCAGAGTGGCCCACTGGTGACGCAGAGACGAAACGGTGAGCCCTTCAAATGTAGTCAGGTTCATCCGCCTGCGGTGCAGGATGCGCGCCACGCGACTGGTAGCCGGGATGGCACGGGCATCTCCATTCTTGGTCTGTCCGGCGTACAGGTGAATCATTCCTTCCTGGAAGTCAGGAGCACTGAGCCCGAGGAGTTCAGCGCGGCGGAACCCGGTGTCGACCGCCACAATGATGAAGTCATGAAGACAATTGAGCCCCAGGTGCTGGCACGCCTTAAGGACGCTGCCCTCCTCCTCCGTGTTCATCCAGCGGATACGGTGCTTGCCTTCTTTACGGCGGATCATACGCGGCACACTGAGAAGCCAGTTGTGGTTCACGGCGGTCTTGAGGACCATAGAAAGAAGCGAGAGCTTGCGGTTCACAGTCGAACCTGAGTTGCCCAGATCTTCAAACTCCAGGACCATTTCAGTAATGGTCTCGGTCGTGATGTCGCTCAGCAGCGTATCGGCCCCTAGTACTTTCAGCACGTTGCCGCCATTGAGTGTCATAGTTTTTTCAGACTTGCCACCCTTCCACTCCAGGTCGTAGGCTTCTTGAAGGGTCTTGCGGGATTTCAGCGGGGAGATGGTGCCGGTGCCTTCGCCACGTACCGCCTTGGGTAGCGTGGCCCTCCTTGCGAGCTCTCTGGCCTCATCGGCCTTCGCCTCTTCCTCTGTGGCGAACGTTTGTCGGTAGCGGTCGTTACGTGACCCAAGCGAGACTAGATACCTATTTCCCTTCCTGTATATGGGCATTTTTGTCCTCTGATTCGAACAAGTTTTCGATGAATTTGCGCCCGGTGTCAGTGAACACCAGTTGCTTTTTACGCCAATCGTTGGGGTCTTCCTTAGCTACCAGGAAGCCCAAACCAGCGTCAGTGCGCCCACCACGCCCGTAGCTCGCAGCGTAGCGGGATGCGACAGCTACACCTACCCCAACCAAGTCGGCCATTTCCGAGATACCTACAGGCTCCTTCTGCTGGGCGAGAGTGAGCAAATAGATGACTTGCCGGATGGGCATTTTGGGGTCAAGGTCGTGGAACTTCTCAAGTGCCGTGACCAGGCTTGTGATCTGTGCGCTGTCCATGTTTCTTAACTACCACCTTGTTGAAAACCAAGTGAAGGCCCAGGAGCCAGATATGATTCTCACAGATGGAAAAGTAATAGTCAAGGAATATTCCCGAACGCGAATATGTTTCGAGGAAGAATTCCCATCCGAACAATGTCAAAAACACGCCTTTGGATCCTTTTGGTGAGCCAGTGGCGGATAATTGTCACAAATGGAAAGGTATTGTTCAAGTGACATTTGCCGTGCTAACGAATTCTCCCTTGAGAGACCTTATCACCTACAAAATTGAAAAATCCGGGGAGTCTACGCTTCGTGAAACCTCCGCGATACTGTCACACTGTAAATTCATACAGGCCGTTCCTAGCGATCTAAATTCGGCTTGGGGGCTGCGCGGTGGTAAACGGAACGATGCGGGGCAGTTCGGTGCTGTTGGAAGCTGTCTGGATACCAGGACCTCTCCGACATGGTGTAGCCACTAGCGGGTTAAGGCTGGTACCCGTAGAAATTTTCGCCGGCACCCTGCGGTGGCTGCAAAGCCCGCCAGGACGGACCCTGACGAGCTCGACTCGCTCAAGGCTCGGAAATCGAGGCACACTTCATCTTCGTCACGGCCCATTCCCGCCGTCGAGCCAGAAAAATTTAGAGTGATTAGTCAAAACAATAAGCATAAAGGTTCCTTGGAAATTTGTTGCGAATATCCTTGCGTGCAGACATTAGCCTGACTATTACTTAGCTCTTGAAGATGGGGAGATGGCAAAATGCAACCAAGATTCGTTATCGTTCCAGCAGTACCTATCGAGAATGAATCCTTTCAAATCGGAAATCGTTTTTACGCCGCTACAAGCTCCGGGGGATTCGACATTTATGACAATCAAGAAAAAATAAGATTAAAGCGGGGTTTCCCTAACCGAGCGAAAGCCATAGAAGAATGCGAGAAGATGATAAATAATTCGCGCAATCCTTCCGAGTTGTTTCCTGTAATGCGGACGGAATAATAAAAACTTAAGGGACCTAGTGCCATGAACCCATCCACGGACAAGATCGACATATATTATGGCGCTATTGCAATTGCCACTGCCCTTTTATTCATTTGCATGGCCTATGAGTTTTCGGAGGCGCAATTGATATGGGCAATCCTACGCCACCCCTAGAATTACTTTTAATTTTTGTAGGGTCGCTGATTGGAGTCGGCCTGGCGACAATCCTTCTCCACTGGATTGTTTAGCCAGCAGCACCACAAAGCATCAAGGCCCAGCGATCCAGCCCCAGAGGCCTGCCGCCCTGGTGCGTTGAATGGAGATTTGAAAATGGCTAGCAAGCTGACTGCCGCTAAACAAGCGAAGCGGTACAATCACGAAGAACGCAAAAAGCTTATTGATGAGTATTTAAATTCTGGTGTCCCCCTAAGTAATTTCTGCAAGACCAAGGGGCGCCCCTCATACCAGGCGATGAAGTTGTGGCTCAACACACCTTCAACCACCAGCAAAACTAATAGCCAGGAATTTTTCACCTCCAGCACTCCTGCTAGCGATGATAGGAATGACCCAACCGAGCATGAGCTTATCCAGTCAATAGCCAATAGTATTGCCCATCTGGAAATCCGTCTCGCTGCCCTCAAGGAAGAACTTGAAAAATTAATAATACCGCCAAGCAGTAACAACGCCGATTTCCATCACCTGCATTAACATAAAAAAAGCGATTGTAAGTTGAATATGTGAGCCGTGATCGAATTACTAGCAGGAGAAAAACCTGTACACATTTCAATTCCTGTACAAGAATTAATCCGCTTGTCGCTTTCCTTCCGAGCAGCACGAAAAATCGTTGCGCAGATATCCTCCTGCGCTATGGTGGACAGGACATATAAGATTGCGCCGTAGGAGACCGACATGCGCATACGGGGTGACGTATTTTGGAACTGGGCTGACCCTACGCTACACCATCGGACTCATGACGAAGCTTTGGACAACGGCACGACAATTGATGTGCAGGTGCGGCTGTCAAGAACGGGCAATACGCAGATGTTCATCGGTGTGTACGCAAGCACCGGCATGGCCCTTCATGAAGAAGCTTTCGATTCCCGTCCAGGTGAATCCATGACCAGAGCATTGGCTTGGGGCGTGGGACGTGCACGGCGTTTAGCAGCGGACAGCCACGTTAGCAAACGATCCGTGGCTTGAGGCCAGTAAGGCCATCAAGTTTTTCTTGGTCATGGCTGGGATAACTGATCTCAGGCCCAGCCAACCAAGATCCTGCGCCTTAATCCATCCTCGTCGTCCCTCCCACTTAGATAGTCGGTTTCTGCGAATCTCGTCCTCCCGCATGTAGTCCCACCGCTTAGCTCTACGCAAAAAACAGATAGCCGAACGTCCACACGCTCAGGATTTGCCGCTGAGGGCCCAAAAAAGCCCCACAAAGGGCCGGTGGTGGCCGCCTGTGAGGCTGAGAAGGTGGAGCGCGGGATTCTTAATCTGGTGACAGGCCCTGTGTTTACTGGGGTTTCCGGCCATGCGGGACACATTCCGGGACACACTGGGCTGCCGCTGGGCCACTTGGGGCCTGCCCGGAGGTTTCCTGAGGGTGGATTCTGACCGCTCGCTGGGGGCACCGGGGGGTAGTCGCGGCCTATCAATTTCGAGGTGAGCTCTCAAATTTTTGCAGCAAAATCATTTGGCTCCGCTCGCTGGTACTATGGTGGCTTTTAGGAACCACTCAGAGGGACGCAATTGAAATTTGTAGCGCTGGCTTTGCTTTTATGTGTAGGGGCCGCAGATGCCCAGGCCGCAGTGAACGGCCGGTTTAGGCAACTGGGTATTGGCACGATGGGGTGCGGGGATGTCGGCGCTGATTGAAAATTGACCCACCCTGCCGATTGAAAAATGACCCAGGGCTGCTTGCCGATTTAGACCCCGGCAATTGTGGAT